CACTGGCCCTCGTTGCGGGTCGAGGCCTTGCCAGTGGCGGTTCCTGGCCGATGCTCGCCCTGCCTTGCCGATCAAGGCGTCCACCGCAACGGACCAGATGTGGTTGGCCATGCGCGCCATGCCGTCCTTCAGCCCGACATCGCTGGCGACCCATGCTGACGTCGGCACCGCAGAGGTCACTGTAGAGGCTGCGCGAACGTATTGCCGTGCCTTGTTGCAGGCAGGCTATCTGCGCGTGATACGGCGTGCGAGCGCAGGCAACGAAGCCGTGTACAGGTTACTCAAGCGAAGCGGGCCGACTGCCCCGATCATGCGGCGAATTCAGGCCATTGTGGATTTCAACACGGACGAAACCATCGTCTTGAAAGGCGGTGCCCTGTGACCGGGCCCCTTGCACGCGCCCGCGCCGCCTGGGGCAGCGACATGCCTGACTGGGTCGAGGCGCTGGCGCTGGCCTGCGAACGGTCCAGCCAGAACCGCGTGGCCGTGGCGCTGAGCCGGTCATCCACGGTGATCAGTCAGGTCCTGACCCGGACCTATGCCGCCTCGATGGACCGGATCGAGGACCGGGTGCGCGGCGTCTACCTGAACGGCATGGTGCAATGCCCGGAGAAGGGCGAGTTGCCCACGAATGAATGCCAGGACTGGCGCGAAAAGGCCCGGACCTTCGCCATGGGCAACCCCGAGCGAACCCAGATGCTGCGCGCCTGCCGCCGATGCCCCCGCTATATCAAGGAGGATGCCGAATGAATGCCCTGAACCATCCCGGCGTCAGTGAAATCCTGACCGCCGACGAGGTGATCGCCGCCTTTGTCGAATTGCGCGGCTTCGGCGAGGCAACGCTGCGCGACAGCGAAACGCGCACCCGCCAGATCACCCGCATGCGGCACGAATTGTGGTGGCTGCTGCGCGACCTCACACCGCTGTCCCTGCGCGAGATCGGCGACATCTTCGACGGGCGTGATGCGTCGACCATCCAGTCGGGCATCAACGGCATGGCCGATCTGATGGCAGGATCGCCGGAGGTGCGAGACAGCGTCCGTGCTGGCCGTGCCTTTATCGTGGCCCATGCCGCCCAGGCGCGCAGGGTTCGGGGCGATGGCGCGTTGCTGGTGGCCCATGCGGCGATTGCGGCGGGCGATGCGGCCGGGCCCGTGGCGGGCATGCTGGCCCTGACGCTGATCACGGTCGCCGCGATCCTGCGGTCAGACGTGATGTCTGCCGCCGAGGCGCGCATGGCGGCAGTTGCCGTTATCCGTGATGGGGGGCCGCGCCATGGGCACTGAACCGCGCCCGATGATGCCACCCGTCACCAACTGGACGGTGCATCAGATGCACGAGATCGCGGCCCGCGCCGTTGGCAAGGTTGTGCGCGACGATATGCGCGGGATCACCAGCCTGTCGATCGACGAGGTCGCCGCGATGACCGGTACGCTGATCGGGCTGGGCCTGGTTGCGATCCTGCCCGGTGCGCCCACCCCGGAACACCTGATCTACACCCCCAGAAAGGAGGCCCCTGATGGCCAGTGATTTCACCCCCGCGCCGATCCCTGATGGGCGGTTCGACCTCGACGGCAGGCCCTACATGTCGGACGCCAAGGGCGGGCTGGTGCCCGTCGACCTCATCAAGCCCCAGCACCGCCTGGAGGATGAGGTGGTGCGCAAGATCATGGGTTTTGCAATCGCCCTGTCCGACCAGGTGGCGCGGTTCAAGTCGCATCTTTTCGAGGATATCGGCCAGTTCGAGGCCCTGCTGGCGCAGGAATACGGCGCAACCATCGGCGGCAAGAAGGGCAACAAGACCCTGATGACCTATGACGGCCTGTTCCAGGTCAAGGTGCAGGTCGCCGACAACATCGTGTTCGGCCCCGAGCTGCAGATCGCGAAGGCCCTGGTCGATGAATGCCTGAACGAATGGGCGGCGGATGCCCGCGACGAGATTCGCGCCATCGTGACCCGCGCCTTCAACACCGACAAGGAAGGCCAGATCAACCGGTCGGAGATTTTCATGCTGCTGCGGCTGGAAATCGACGATGCCCGCTGGCAGCGCGCCATGCAGGCGATCCGCGATGCGATGCGGACGGTCGGAACAAAGACCTATGTCCGCGCCAAAATGCGCGACAGCTTCGACGCGCCCTGGACGGCCGTCACCATCGACCTGGCGAAGGCCTGAGCGCCATGGGTGCTTTCGACCTCGCAGCCATTACAGCATTCGCGGTGATCGTGCTGGCCATCATTCAATGGGTGCGGCGGCTCCTCGCAGAAGTCGAGAATGACGTGGCGGTGTGGGCCGCGCAGATAGATCGCGCCCGCCTTCAGGCGATGCGCGGGGCCCGTCTGCGTCACACGTTCCAACGTCGGTGGAAAATCCGCCGACGCATGACGCGCAGATGAAGGCCCCGCTGCGCTGAATTCCACCCACCACCCGAGAAACCCTTATCCCCGAAGGACCAACCCATGACACGTTTTCCCCTTCTCGCCACCCTTCTGCTTGCCGCCTGCGCGGCCCAGCCTGATGCCATCGCACCTGTCGCCCTGGGCGATGCCTATGGCGGGGTCAGCTGCACCAACGCCCGCGCGCTGATGGCGCAAAAGCAGGCGGAACTGGCGACCTTAAGTGCCGCGCAGCGCGATGCGGCGGCGGGCGATGCGGTGGGTGTGTTCCTGCTGGGCGTGCCCGTCAGCAGCCTGTCGGGCGGCGACAAGGCCGGGCAGATCGCGACCGTGAAAGGCCAGATACTCGCGCTCGAAACCCGGCTGGTGGGGTGCGCGTGATGGCAAGGACGCCGATGAAATCCTTTCCGCCACCCCCACAGGCCGAAGCTTTCAGAAACGACCTTCTGGCACTGCTGGACCGGTATTCCGGCAATCTGCCCGCGCAGGTCATGTTCGCGCTCTCCGCGCAGGTTGCGGGCAATATTGCAGCGTGTCTTGATGGCGCAAAGTGGACGCCGCAGCAGGCGCTCGACGTTCTTTTGCTGAACTTTCAGACGGGCAACGCCGCCGCCGTCGAAGCCATCATCGCCCAGGGCGGAGGGCGCAACTGATGGTCGCGTACAGCTTCAACAAACGCTTCGTCGATCCGATCCGGCAGGGCTACAAGCGCCAGACGATCCGCAGGCAGGGCCTGAAGCGGCATGCCCGGGTGGGGGAGCTGATCCAGCTTTACACCGCGCTGCGCACGGCCCGCGCCGCCCGCATCCTGCCCGATGTGGTCTGCACGGATGTGTGCCCCGTCCTGATCCTGTTCGATGACGCCATGCGCATCACCCGGATCGAAACCGCAGGCATCCCGGTGCGCGACCTGAACGGCTTTGCCATCCGCGACGGGTTCACGGGCCTTGAGGACATGGGCGCGTTCTGGGAGCACACCAACGGCCCGATGACGCATTTCGAGGGCGTGCTGATCGAATGGGCCATGCCCCGCGAGGCCGATCTGATGGTGTTGGCGGCATGAAGGTGCGTCTTGATATCAGTCTTCATGGTGACCGCTTTCAGTTCGGCGACGCCGATGCGGACGTGCGGGAGGTGCTGGCCGTTTACATCGAGCAGATCGCAGCGAAAGTCCGGTTCGGCAACGACCCCCATGTTTTTGCCGTGATCGAAGATGAAGCGCTCCATTCGATAGGTACGATCAGCCTGAACATCGGAGGTGGGGGGAAGCTATGACCTCGATCATCCGCCTTATCCATGTCGGCTGCCGCGCGTTGGGCCTTGACGAGGAAACCCGCCGCGATCTGCAGCTGCGCACCGTGGGCAAGGCAAGCCTCAAGGACATGACACTGGCCGAACAGGACCAGGTGCTGGCGGCGCTGAAGGCGCAAGGCTTTGCCCCGGGCCCCGGCGCAGGCGCGGGCCGCAAGCGGCGGGCCAAGGCCGGGCGCGGGGACACGCGGTTCGCCCATGTCCTGTGGGGCAAGCTGCACCGGGCGGGTGCGGTGGATACCGGTGGCGCGGCGGGCCTGAACGCCTTTGTCCGCAAGCGGTTTGCCGATGCCTGGGGGGCCGTGCCCATGGATATCGACACCGTGACCGACCATCGCCAGATCGCCACCGTGATCGAGGCGCTGAAGGCGATGTGCGACCGCGCGGGGATCAGCCTGACATGACCGGCAAACCCGTCAAGCCGCCGCGCATTCGCGTGACTGACCATGTGCTGGTCCGGTACCTGGAGCGGGTGCACGGCTATGACATGGAGGCCCTGCGCCGCAACATCGCCCGCCGCCTGCAGCCCGCCGCCGATGCCGGGGCGACAAGCCTGATCGCGGACGGCGTGATCTTCGTGATCGGGTCCGATGATGGCGGGCCGACTGCGATTACCGTACTGCTCAAGAACCGCGACAGCGAAAGCCACCTGCCGCATGCGGGGCGGAAATGAGGGGCCAGTACCACCATTTGACAAATCAGGCGAACCGCCGCATCTTAGGGTCGTTCGGGCGTGCTTTGAACAGCGCCCCGAGCCAGATCACCGATGGCGGTTACGCCCCGACAAAGCGTCTTTCCAAAGACGATCTTCATCCGGGTGCCGCGCGCGATGTCCAGGGCGAAAGCCTAAAGGCGCGTGGAGATTGTCCATCGGCAGTCTGTTCAACACCCGGAGCCGTTTTGGCCCGTGTAACCGATGGAGAACTAGATGCAGACATATCCTGTAAACTTCTACGACTGGCAGGGCATGGCCTATCGTGCCAACGCTCACTGGCACCTTGTGCCGAAGCATCTAAACGATCACTTGGGTCTCGACTGGAAGACCCAATACCGCAAAATCACGACCTCGGACCTTGCGGAAGGTATGGTCATGATGACACTACCCTCGATGGGCATTATGCCCATGCAGGGACGAGAAACAGTCACTCTCAAACTACCCTATTTCGGGGCTTGGGTTCTGTCGATCTCGGCCAGCAAGGTTGCCGAACAAAGGCGTCCGATGGTTGTGGAGATGAAGCGCAAAATGCTCGACGCACTGGAACGGCAGCTTGGCCAAACCTTCGGCCTACCCATGATGGAGGCCGAGGAGATGCTCAAGCTGCCGCTGCCACCCAAGGCACTGTCACACATGGACCCGGCAGACTGCCGAGCAGTACGCGAAAAGGTCGTAGCCAACCCGCCCGCTTTTCAAGCGGTCGGGCTGCTCCGGCTCGGTCTGGCGGCGTCAAAGGTTGCCCAGTTGGTGGGCTGCTCGGTCTACGCGGCCCGCAATCAGGCGCGGCTTTATCGCCGGATTGGCTTGGTGCCGCTGTCGGCGCGCCAGCAACGTCTTCTGGATCAGCCATCGCTGTTCGGGGAGGGCTGAGCCATGG